TGTTTCCTTTCTTATTCGTATTCTAATTCTAAGATTAGTTGTGCATAGTGTATTGCTTTTTCAATATCTTTTTTACCTTGACCTTTGGTACGATGTCGAGTTATATATTTTATCACATTACCTTCTAGGTAGTCAAGCTTATTCGCATGTATATATTGTACTGGTTGTATACCACAGTCTTTGTAATGATTACCACCTACTTGCTTATCAAGTGGCTTAGAGTAGGGCTTGGAACTTTCTTCTGACATTGTTCACATCCTCTGAGTTGATTACATTCATTGCAAACTTTCTTACTATAGTAGGTTCTAATCCAGCATAGAAACATATCTCTTCAAAGTCTTCACAAGTAACTCCAACATCTTTAAAGATCCATGAGTGAGCCTGATCTCTATACACCTGAACAGAACTATCTTCACTCTTACTTTTAGGTTTTGATAAATCTAATAGAGCTTGTAGAACAACAGAGATGTATAAAGATCTATGCCCATCTTTATCTGTTAAATCGTATAAAGAATTACTTGAAACATCCGTACTTAAATCGTATAAGTTATCACTCGTTATCATAATATTCTTCAACTGGTCTATAGAACTTACCACCTACATAGTTATTATAGTATGCAGGTGTATCGGTTCCATCAAGTTTACTACATAAAACATTGTACTTCATTTGATAATAACATTCATAGTAGCGTAAGCTTCGTTTGTTTTTAAACTCAGCTATCATTTCAAACTTAAAGTTAGTCTTACCTAGCTTCTTTATATCCTCAAGTAAGTGAGTACTTGAACCCATGTAAGACTTCCAATTAGACTCAGCTTTCTTTTTACCTTTCTTATAATTAAAGTATTGCTTACAACCAATGTAAGCTTGACCAGTTTTAGTGTTAGTAATGCAGTAGACAAACCCAAACTTAGTTAGGTCAGGCTTAGTATTATATTTCCAATGCATTACCAGTTGACTACTTCTTCAACCTTCGGTTCTTTAACCACCGTTGTAAGATAGCTAAGTCCTCTGGAGTATCTAAAAGCACGTAGTCCTTTACCGTTGTTAGTATCTTTCCAACACTCTCGCTTATGGCTACAATAAATACAACCAATAGCCAACTTAAGATTACCAGACTCCCCATCAGTAACAGGAGCATAGCACCTATCAGGTACACGATCATTACTAACCATTCCCTTAAGATGCTTAACTCTTTCTTTAGCATTGATCATCTCCATCTGATGAATAGGAGTAAGACATATCTTACCAGTTGATTTATCTATTACAAGAAATGCTGCTTTATTAACTTGATTAGCTTCAGCATAAGCAGAGATCTGTGCAATATAACCAAATGGATCATCTTCTAATAAAGTATTCTGTTTAAACTTCTTGAAGCTATAACTTGATGCACTCTTACAATCAACTAAGACATCATCAATCATAGAATCCTGGTGACCAAGTACACCTTCAACATTAACTTCTTTTTGTTGATCAGTAACTTTATGTCCAGCAATAGAAGCACATAGTAAAAGAAGTTCTTCTAAGATATAACCGTACAGAAATTTAATTCTAGTACTAGAGGATATATCTTCTATAGATTTCTTACTATTAACATCATACCACAGTTGTCGATCAGGTTTACCAATAGCAGACAGTCTAAGATTACCTCTAGTACGAGGCTCTTCATACATGAATGCTTTAATATGTACCTTTAGCATCTCACCAAAGGTATCTATATGTTTATCTACTTCCTTCTCATCCATCTTAATTGGATTAAGAGAAAACAAATCATATATATCTTTAACTAATGTTTCAATTTGTTTCATATAAAAAAATAGGGGTGAAGCCTATGACCAAAACTCCACCCCCAAGTCTCCCTTAGTTTACATTAAGAGGCGAAAGGAATATCTTCTTCAACAATAGGGGTTACATAACCACCCTCAACTACATCAAAGTCTACACCATCCGTAGAGTATTCAATAAAATCTACTACTTGAACAGCAGCTAGGTCAGCAGACACGCCTGACTTACCTGCATAACTCCAATCAAAAGGTAATGCTTTAACATTAACAGTACTACCATTAGCAATTAACTTGCCATCCCAATTATTATTTTGAGAGTCCTTAACTATTGGAGCTTGACGTTGAGTACCATCTTTCTTTAAAACTTTACGTTTGATAGTAACAAAATCTCCACGATCATCACCTTTGTTAGCTATAGAAAGTTCAGCTTCCTCAATGATAGAACGATTATCATCATTCACTTCAACTTGAATTGACCATACTGGTTCGAACTTAGTATTGGGATCAATAATGGAAGCGTAGTGACATTTACCAGTAATATAAATTGCAGGTCGGCCTATAAATTTATCATTCATTTTTTATTTCCTTTTTCTATCGTCACGCTGTTGTGACATGAGTTTTAATTAAATCGTAACGTAATTATACCACACATAATTCTATAGGTCAACAGCTAATTTGAATTAATTTAGCTTTTTCCACAGGAATATGAAAGAAAGGTTCTCTCAGGTGTGGTGAGTCTTTAGGTTGTCTAGAGTTTTGTATTGTACCTACACTTGAATCATCTACATCAGTATCTTTAATGAACCAAGCTTGAGTACAATCAGTATTAAATACTACAAAATATAAATCATGATCTGGATAATCTTTCTCCTTTCGTTTCATTAGTCTGCTCTTCCTTTCTGGAATGCGAACTTCTTTCCAAGAAGGGTTCCAAGTTTTACCCCACTGATTTTTTATCTCAACCTCAAAGAAATAATTCTTATCTTTCTTAGCTGAGACATCAAAATAAAAATCTTCTTTAGCTTCTATATCTTCAAAGCTTAATGACTTTAGGTAATCTACCATAGCTTTCTTAGCTCTACCATCATTGTGATTATAAGACTGTCGATCAAATGTTCTATTGTTATGTGCCATTATTAATTTCCTTTTATTCACAATCTTCTAAATATTTTAATGCTCTTTGTATATAATTAATATTATCTCCAAGTAATCCTAAAGCTGAATTACACTTATTACATAGCCATCCCCTAAACTTTCCTGTTTTGTGGTCATGGTCTAAACACCAACTGCTATTGTCTTTTAACCTAGATGAATCTTCAGTAGCAAGATAAAAATTACCTTTTTTATTTAAACAAATAGGACATTCATAATTAGAGTCAGGTTTAGGGGTAATTTTTAACAAGGCATCTTTTTGTTTTGTTGCTTCTTTATAACAAGTTGAACATTTATTTCTTATCCTTGATGTACCATCAATTCTTCTTGTACCACCTATTGCATTAAAACAATCTAAAGGTAGTCTTTGATTGCATGTAGTACATGTTTTTAGTTCTTGATTCGTATCAAATAAAGTTTTAGAACCAAACATATCTAACTGGTTTTCCATCAGTGTGTCTCACTCCATGTTGGACCAATTTTAAATTCACAATCAAGAGGACATCGAACCTTAAGTGTTTTCTCTGTCTCCTGCATTGCATCCTTAGTAATTTGCCCAAACCTTTGAGCATCTTTCTTTGCTACTTCAAACTGATACTCATCGTGTATGGACGCAACTAACTTAGCATCGACACCTGACTTACGTATACGTTCAGTAATATGTACAAGCCATTGCTTACATATGATAGCCCCTGCACCTTGAAGTAAGGTATTAACTGCTGCATGTTCTGATCTAATATGTAGTCGTCTACCATCAAGAGCAGGTATAGTACCATCCTTAGACCATCTAGCTACATTCTCTCTTAGCTTTTTAAGCTTGGGCATATTAGATAAAAACTTAGTTATGAGTTGCTGTCCTGCTTTAGCAGAACCTCCAACCACCTTACCTATCTTAGCTGGACCTGCACCGTAAAGAAAAGCATAGATGAATGTCTTAGCTTGATCACGGTCTGTAAGACCAGCAGCTTTCATGTTAGCTGTATGTACATCACCATTAAGAACTTCATTAGTGAAGTCAGGATCATTCATGTAGTGAGCAAGACAACGAAGCTCTAACCCAGATGCATCAGTACCAATCAAGGTATGTGTATCTGGATTAGAGATAGTCCACAACGATCTACATTCTTTACCGTAGGGTGAGTAAACTGCTGGTACTTGAGCCATGTTAGGAGAGTTATGTGCCATCCTGCCTGTCACGGTACGAAGGGTCATCACTCTACCTCTAACTTTGTTGTCTTCCTGACATGCTTCGATCCAAGCTTTGATTAAGCCAGTACGTTTCTGTAGTAGAAAGTATCGGCTAAACATCTCAGCTTCTGGCATATCAATCTTAGATAGTACGTCTTCATTAACTATTACATTACCTTTCTCTGTATGATTGGTAGGTTCCCAACCACGTTCCATAAGACGTTCAGCTATTTGTTTACGAGAACCAATGTTAAAAGGTATGTACTTAGTTTTAGTCTTTAGTTTTACTTCAGTAGGTTCAAACATCTCTTGAGCTTTATCTTTAAGAGACTGTTCTTCTTCTTCTAGGGTAGCAAGAAATGATATAGCTTCACGTAAATTAAATGAGAAGCCATTACTCTCTTGCTGATCTACAATAGCTCTTATCTTTCTTTCTAAGATGTATGATTTAGATGAGAACTTATCACCTTCTTTGGATAACTCTTGAGCTACCTTTCTTGTAACACGTACATCTTGTTTACAATACTCTAACATCTCAGGAGAATAGTATTCGAAGTTAGTATGATCTCCTTTAGGAAAACCTAATCGTTCACCCCATGCTGCTAACGAGTGTCCTTTATCTCTATTAGGATTATAAAGTTGAGACTCTATCAGAGTATCCCTTACTTGAGATAGCTTTATCTCTGATCCTGTTAAGCGATTAAGGATAGGGGCATCAAAGCTTACACCATTATGCATAATAAATGTATCAATCTTCTTAGACCATGATGCAAACTGAGAACAATCATCTTGTACCCATACTTTTTCTTTACCTGTTTCATACTCACAGGCTACAATACAATGTATCTGAGTAGCATCTATAGCATCAGTTTCAATATCAACAACTGCTGTTACCATTATAATATCCTAACTATAGTTGAACGTCTGTATCTTCTTCAGCTTCAAAAGGATTATTAATCTCTGTCATTCTACCAGTTTCTTTATCATAATGCAAGTGTGTACATATACCAGTGTCACCAGTGTATCTATTCTTAAGTATACGTAGCATAGTAGTGTTAGCTTCTACTTCATCGTCTGCTTGTTGGTTACGCTCCAAAGCTATGACGCTATCAGATAGGTGAGCAATAGATGCTGACCCTCTAAGATGCGACAAGGATACCTCACGACCATCTTCATGACCTCTATCACCTGATGGTCTACGTAGGTGACTAACAAGTAGTAAGCCTATACCTGTAGCTTCAACCAGTGACCGTAACTTAGTCATCAGTATGTCAATAGACTTACGTTCATCACCATTATCTTCCTGACCTGATACTAGTATAGACAAGTGATCAAGTATGACCCACTTACATCCTAGTCCACTAGCCATGTACCTAACCCTGCCTAGTATTTCATCGTTAGAGATAGATCCAAAATGATCAAAGGCAAAGAACCTGCCAGTGCCTATAGTCTTTTCTTGCCAATCAGTAAGCTGTTCTCTAGTAAACTTATCCCTGATCTCTTTGATATACAATCGAGCATCAGCTTCTACACTCATAAGATTGAATGCAGTATTCCTAATGCTTTCTTCCATAGCTAAGACACCAATGTTATCCTTACTAACCTTCATGATGTGATGCATAAGCTCACGTATGATACTAGACTTACCCATACCTGCACCACTAGTAAAGGTGACTAGCTCACCAGTACGCATACCATAAGTCTTATCATTAAGTCCCTGCCAAGGGTACAGTACTGTCTCACAATACTTCTCATCGTATAATGTAGTACCAAGGTCAGCTAGGTTTACGATACCTGCTGGTGTAAATGTCCTAGCATTCCACCAATCATCACTGAACTTCTTACGTTGATTAGTCTTAAGATATTCATTAGCATCTTTTAGTTCTAACTCTATGATCTTACACTTGTTAGGATCAAACAACTCAGCTACCTTAAGTGCTGCTTCCTTTCCCGGCTTATCATTATCAAAACATAAGACAACACTCTCAAACTGATTAAGGTACTCAAAAGATTTACGACAGTTTTCTAATGCTGATGCTGCACCATTCTTGATAGATACAACAGGCCACTTAGAACCAAGCATCTCATAGGCAGACATAGCATCTATCTCACCTTCACATACAGTAATGTATTTACCTGCCCTACCAAAGATATGCTCACCAAATAATCCAGAACCTGCAAGGTTACCTTCAGACCAGAACTTCTTACCTTGTACCTCACGTACCTTATTGGCTATGTGATTACCATCCTTGTCGAAGTACTGGTAGATGTGATGTGTAATCATATTGTTTGACTGCATTACCTGTGTATTATATTTCTTTGCAGTCTCTTGCTTAATCTTACGATCAGGTATATCGGCTACCTGTCCTACACTTTTTAACTGAGAAGTAGCAGGATTATTCATTGGAATAACTTTAGTCTGTTGCATAGATTTATCTCCGCTTGTATAAGTTTGACAACTATAACACCATGAATGACCATCATCAGGATATGTAGCATTCGCATTGCTACTACCACACTTAGGGTTTGGGCATGGCCCCATCGTAGGGGTAACATCAGACATTTTTATACCTTTCTTATAATATATTTTACATCAGGTGTATAACCCATAGCAATACACAGTTTGTTTCTACTTTCCCTTTCTTCTTCAGCTAACTTCTTGTTGGGATAACTATCAATAATAACATTACCCTTTACTTGTTTAAGTATTAATACCCATTTATCATTCTTCATAAGAGCTATCCCATAGTTCAGAAACAAAACTTTCTTTATCTGTCATGATCTCATCAACTTCTTTCTTAGCTAATGACTTAGCTTCAGATCGATCATAACCTTCTTCTT